GAGTACATACAGACAATATCGAGACGACGATCTGACAAAAGCAATCAACGCAATCGAACAAGGGCATACGGCCCTTTGGGCGGCACGTCGATACGGCGTGCCCAAATCTACGCTTCAAAGAAAATATCAAATGTTCAAACCGGAGAAGGACAATGAAAAAGCTGATTCTTAGTATCGCGCTGGCCATTGGCATGGTGGCCGCACTGCCCGCCCACTCGCAATTATACGCAACGGAGGTTTGCGGCAACATTAAAACTATCGCTGAGAACGTGATGCTGATGAGGCAGCTGGGTGCGCCGGAGAGTGTGGTCAGGTCTCAATTACTTGCCGAGACCAACAACCGTACGGTTTGGAGGGTGACTAACGCCTTGATCAACGAGGCTTACGTTCGGCCACGTTACGCCAACGAACATGAGCGTAGTCGCGCATCAGTTGACTTTGCCAGAGAAAAGCACCGCCAGTGTCTAATCGCATTTGGCGAGACGAATTGAAGGACTGCTATGAGTGACAATGTTACTAAGCTACACACTAAAAAGTCTGCTGAGGACCCTGACGCCTTGCTTGACATGGCTAAGGGGGACTTCAAAGCTATCACTGTTATCGGCACCAACAAGGATGACCATTTGGAGGCGCGGGCGACGACCAACGTCTCAATAGCCGAGCTGCTTTACTTTCTTGAGCAGGTGAAGCTGCACCTTCTCACCCTGTCATCAAGAGCTCTGGAGGATGACGACGATGACTAAGCATTTTGAGCCTGCCAAGTGGGCAGGGCGTCGGTTCATCGACCACCACACCGGACAGACGCTGACCATCCCCGACGACGTGCGCCCCAAGCAGTTCTTTAGTTTTGGTGAGTCATTCATCGACGTGGGTGATGGGCTGTACAACCGTTCTGGTGGTGATTTCGCCGAGTTGGCAGACCCTGCAATAACGACAGATCATGACGTTGAAGAGCACTATTGTCCGGCGTGCGGCAACCCCCTGCCTGAACTTGATGACCGAGCAGCCTGCCTGTGCCCGCATTGTGGCGTGCGCTGCTGTGAGGGGTCAGTCTAATTAGACGGTTGATGCTATGAAGCAGAGACAGTGCGACACTTGCGGAGAGTTATTACCCGCTAAGATGTTTTGGGGCGAGAATCGCCGACCTATGCCAACCTGTACACCATGCAGGCGCAAGGAGGCACGGCGGAAGCGATACAAGAAACAGAGGATCAAAGAAATTACTAAAAGACAGCGACAAGAGATACGTAGAATCGTGAATGAGCAAGACGAGAAAATGCGCGAGACCAAGATGTATGCTGCCACCTTGGAGATCAACAAGATCATCTCACGCATTGACAGTAAGCTGAGAAAGTACGCAGAGAAGGTAGAGTTCAGTGAAGCGTCGCCTCGCACAGAGGCTGCGATTGAGCACCAGTGGAACCGCCGTAATTACTTCGAGGAAATCAAGGAGTTGCTGTGGGAGGATGCACGACGGGGCATTGATCGCCCGCTTGAGTATTACTTGAGCAACACCTATTTGCTTCACAAGCACGGCTTTCCTGTGATAGTAAAAGACGCTGACCCAAGAGAGGAACACACAGATGGCGAAGATTGAACACGCACGAATTGGCGGCACCCGCCCAGACGGCAGTAAGATTCTCCTGCCGGAGACCGAGACCCGAATCAGGCACAAGCGCACTGGGCATGAGTACGCTGGGGATGACGATGCCTTGGCTGACGTGCAGAATCCTGACACTGACACAACTGAAGATGATATTTGCCGAGACACAACTCTGCGTGTTTTGCAGGGCATTGGCTCGGAGGGTGGCACGGGGTAACCCCCCTCCCTTAGTAGCTGAGGATTGAGCGGCGTCCTCCCACGCTGTACTCCGCGTCGCTCATGGTTGAACACGGCGCGCTGGCCGTCGTAGCTACACGCCAGCACTTACTATAAAAACTTTTATTTTATGACCGAACCCACGTCATATCAGAGGACACACCATGCAAGACGAAGTAGACCATCCGTCGCACTACACCGGTGGCGACATCGAGTGCATTGACGCCATCGAAGCAGCCCTTACGCCCGATGAGTTTCGCGGCTATTGCAAGGGGAACATAATCAAATACATCTGGCGCGAACGACACAAACAGCAAGCGACCGCCTTACGAAAAGCGCGTTGGTATCTAAATAGACTGATTGATTTTCTGGAGGGGGGTGCAAATGGCTGACACGCCGGAGAAGAAGGTAAAGAAGAAAGTCGTTGAGATTCTAAAGCAGTACAGCGCTTACTACTTTTACCCTGTCACGGGCGGCTTTGGCGCGAGCGGCGTGCCAGACATTATTGCCTGCTACAACGGCAGGTTCCTCGGCATCGAGGTCAAGGCAGACGCGAAGAAGCGAGGACCGACGGCGCTGCAGAAGAAGAATCTTGATCAGATCAATGCGACAGGTGGTGTCGGTGTAGTGATTGACGCCAATAATTTGGACGAACTAGCGGAGGTAATGAAGAGACTATGAAGGGGATCACACCGGGAGACTGGGAGTACAGGCCGTCAAACTCGCGACAAGTAGTGTCGGAGACAGGCGACACGATCTGCAAAGTGCACCGTGGCAAGAAGGCACAGTACAACGGCCCGCTACTGGCCGCTGCGCCGAAGCTACTAGAGGCTTTGATTTTGTGCGTCGAGGGTATGCCTGAAGGTGAGAAGAAAGAGTTTGTCGAAGAGGCTATCGCCAAAGCCAAAGGAGAGCAGCAATGACCCCACGAGAGATTTTCAAACAGTACCAGCAGTACGACAACAAGAACAATGCAGCGTACTGCGCCGCGCTCAAATTTGGTATCTCACCAAAAGAGGTTAAAGAGGCGGTTAAACAACACCGCAAGGATAAAGAAGAAAAGTTAGTGACGTATAAAATCATGAAGAAAAAGCGGCAGGGGCTGCGCCTTGTGCGCGTCACCGCCAACGGGCAAACGATGGACTGGTATACAGACCGTGATGAAAAAGGCATTAAGGAGTTTGTAGAGTCACTACGACATCGAATGAAGGAGTAAGTCATGTGCTCAATCTTTAGTTATGCACTGGCGTCGCTGGCGATCGGCGCGGCGCTTGTTGTTCTCTTACTGGGCGGCGCTTTCATTTGGGCTATTTTTAAGGAGTAAAGGAGAGGAGGGGTGAGTGAGAAACTTGTAAGGATTACTTACTTGTTAGGTGCTTAATCATGTTGGCAAGTCAGCGTTATGCGCGGAGTTTTGATCATAAAGGAGAGCAGGGATGAGCAAGGTCCCGCCTTGGCTGTACGTCACCCGCAGCGGTTCGTTGAGGCTAGACCTGCGCGAGTACCTGCGTAGCGACCAAGCGCGCCGCCAGATAGACGAAGTAGAAAGACTGCGCCGCGTTTTGTGCCAAAGACAGAAGGGGTAGAGGTGTGATGGTTTGACTGTGAAATGATTTGCTAAGTAATACTTTGCAGTTGGCTATGTTGTTGAACTTTATAGGGAGTACAGCGTGAAACGGATTTATCTAGACTTTGAGACGTTTTGGTCGCAAGACCACAGCCTTACCAAGATTCACCCAGTCGAGTACGTCATGCACCCCGAGACTGAGATTCAGTCTGTTGCCATCAAAGAGGGCGACGACGGTGAGACGTTTGTGCTGTTCGGCGAGGATGAGATTCAGGCGTGGGTTGATCGCACAGACTTCTCAGACGCAATGCTGATCGGCCACAACATGGCAGGCTTTGACGCGATGATCTGTGCATGGCGGTTTGGCATCAGGCCGAAAGCATGGAGCTGCACAATGGCCATTGCTCGGGCTCTGGGGTACGCCAAGACAGTCGGCGGGTCGCTAAAGAAAGTTGCAGCCGCGCTCGACCTCGGTGCCAAGCTGGACCTCGAAGCGACCAACACCAAAGGCAAGAAGCTCTCTGACTTTACACCGCAAGAAATCGAGTCGATGCGCAAGTACAACGTGGTTGATACAGACCTATGCGCTGGAATCTTTTGCAAGCTGGCCCCACGCCTTGGCTTGCGTGAGTTGCGTTTGATCGACATGACCATCCGCATGCTAGTCGAGCCGCAGTTTGAGATGGACGAAGCGCTACTTGAAGACACGCTGACTGAGATTCAAGAAGCGCAGCGCGAGACACTTCTGAAAGTGGCTGAGGCTTTGATGCCGGAGGTCGCTGGCGGCATGAAGGAAGATGATTTGATTGAGGAGTCAAAGAAGATTCTTGCCAGTGCGCCGAAGTTCGCTAAGTTCCTAGAGAGCAAGGGCGTGCCGGTGCCGATGAAAGAATCGCCGTCTAACCCTGAGAAGCAGATTCCCGCACTTGCCAAGACCGACGAAGACTTTCTTGCC